TGCAGGCATTGTGCAAAACACATCTTTAGTGCCCGCTGAAAAATCTACAGCAGCATCACTATTCGAACTAGATATAATTGTAGTTCTAGCTAAAGTGCCTGCTCCTACAGTTCCGATCCCAACTTCAAACTGAGCTGCGTTCTGTGTGTGAATGGTATAATAAGTTAAACTTGCATTTCCAATCGCACTCGAAAATGTTTCAAATCCTATGACAGCACCATCCAAGGTAAACGTACCTAATCCTGTTGTAGTACTCGTTTCTTTTACTCTGTCATTTATTACAAAAGCCATTTTTAATCCTGCGTTGGTGGTGGTGATTTAAGAGGCGTTCGAATAACTCCATCTTGATATTCGTCCCTGCGTCTACGACCTTGCTGTTCGATCGCATACGATTGTAAAGCCTGCTGATATGACTGCTGATAATACTGTACCATATTTTGCGGACCTTTCAAGTATCCATATGCTTCTAACAAAGAAGCATACAAAAGTAAATCCTGATATTTATTGCTTAAGTAAGTTGTTGTCGAATCAGATGCTGTAATAGTTGAGGGCTGTTTAATATAAGCCAAAGTAATTTCATAAGCTCTATCGGGTGTAGGAGCCACTAGCCAATAAAGAGCGTCCCAATTAGCATAATATTTAGGCAACCCTGAAGATGTAGAGGGGGTGTCATAATATTCTGTCATAAAGGATGTGTCTTTTCTCTCTAAATAAACATGAACATTAGGGCTCACGTTATCATTAGTAAGTTGAGCATAACGAATAATCCTTAAATCTGTAGGAATCGTTACGTATCGATTACCAATCGTTAGGTTAGAAGTGGCATAGAATCGATTGTCATCATTATCCGCTTCTCTATAAATTCTGTTTTCTGCATTCTTAGTAATAGTCGTACAAATTGCACTCGTTAAAACGGTATCATCAACTTCAGTATAACTTCTTAAATCTGTTTTTAAATTTGCGTATGTATATGCCATTATGGTCTATCTCCTACCGGGCCTGCGAAAGCAGGGAATCCTCCTCCACTTGTAGCACTAGTTGCTGCATTTACCAACGAAAAAGTATATTGGTTACTGACCGTTTTAGTAGTTGGCATTCCTGGATTCTGAACCGTAATGTTAATAATAGTAATACTGTAAGATCCAAACACTTTGTCTAAAGTATCATGAGCGTTTGCTGTACTTGATTGTGGTGTTAGTCCGTAAGTCGGCGCTGCTGAACCTCTAGTTAAACCTGATAAAACTCCCGTTCCAACATTATTAGCAGTGTATTTAATAACTTCACTAAGAGTAAAAGTATTTTCTCCATCTCTAGTTTGTTGAGTCGTAGGTTTAGTTTGAACATAAATATATCCTGAACTTGGAAAAGCAGATGAATCAGTTAAAGTTAAAGTCGTGGCTGTTGAAGTAATAGCTCCATTTAGAGTCGTTTCTAATTCAAAAACAGACTCAGCAACTCCCCCAATATTTTGTTGTTTAAGCTGTCTAAATCTTACAGCATCTCCCGTTGAAAAATTATGATTAGGTTGAGTGACTGTCACTGTGGTTCCTACAGTCGTGTCAAAAGGATTGTTAGGTAAAATAGTTGGCGTTGGAAAAGCGGTTCGAGCGGGTCTTACTTTACTCAAAGATATAGAATCCGCACTTAAAGTTTTAGGTCTTAATTGAGGTTGCTTAGGTTCGTACTCAGAAATATGAACAAACGCTCCTGTCCATTCAGTTACCATTTCCCTCCAGGGAAACTGTAAACCTGATCGGTCTGAGATAGCTAGTGCATGTTTTCCCGATGCATACTTTGGCATTAGATATTTGGATAGTAAGCTTTAGGTGTTATATAAGTACTTGCTGCTGATCCGTCCTCCTGTAAAGCTCTTGCCAATTCATCTTCGTATAATAATTTAAAGGCCTGTGTCTTTTCCATTCTATATTTTTGTGACAAATAATAAGCTAAACCTGCCACCATCGGTGGAATAAAACGAAAAGGAACATCGGTAGCATTTGAATACGTTCCTGCGTCTTGAATTCTTTTAACAAAAAAGATATGTAAATTTTTAGCGGCATTACTCGCATCGGGAGTAGGATAGATAGTCATCGTCACACGGTCTATAAATCTTTGAACCCAATAGTTACTAGGAGTGCCTTCCGATTCTTTATTAGCGTATCCTGAATAAGTAGAACGATCTACTTTACCCAGAGCTGCATCAGATTGAGTATTTCCTGCCATGTTCGTTCGTAATGAACATTGTTCAATATCCGAGAAACCCGGAACATAATTAGTAGCCGCAACGTCAATTAAATGAGTTGCTGCTGTTGTAGAATGAGCTCCGCGTGTAACACCTGTAAGCTCTGTACTATCAAAACCCACATAAGTTATATCTTCACTGCCTACTCGAACTGTTCCAGAATTATTCATTCCAGTAACAGAAGTTAAAGTAATTCCAGTAGTTGCAGTTGTAGAGGTGATAGCGGCTGAAATAGTTGTATCTAATCCGTTAGATTTTTTTGTAGCAGTAGCACCTGTAGTAGGCATATCCGAAGGATATCTATAAAAAATAAATTCTTTTTCGCCTTGGGTTAAAGTAAGGTTTAAAGTTCCTACTTCCCAATAATGTAATCCTCGATTGCCCCATTCTTGAAAAAGAATGTTGAGTGATCGTCTTGCCGCTCTTAGTTGATAGCCTGAAACATTAGGAAACCCGACGCGTTCAAAAGCTTCTTCAACGATATCAGCAATAGTAAATGTTTTTCCAAACGTGTAATTGTCTGAAGTCGTGTTAGGCATAAAGTCCTCCTAACCGTAAAAGAATGTTACGTCTGCTATAGTTGCTAAAGTACAAGTTGCACTTGATTTACAATATAAGCCCGTCCCTGGGAACATTACACTGTATACAAAAGGGGATGATGATCCATTAGGTGTTCCAAAAACACCAAGTGACGCCCCACCATTTTCTAGAGTAATAGTGCCTGCTCCTGCTGTGCAATTTGCAGAGAACCCTAAAATTCTTGCAGGGCCTCCAAAAATAGTTTGACTGCTACCAGTCGTTGTTATTCTTTTTATTTTTACGTCTACTGGATACGTACTCATTCTTAATCTCCTAATCTAATAATAGCGTCAGCTGCTGTTGGATTTGGAAACTGAATTGTAAAGTCTCCTGAAGTTGCTGTTTTATTTCCACCAAAATCTAGAACTAAACATAACATATTCGCTGGAGTTGTACTTGAATTGTAGATTGCTGCACCTAATGCAGTTAACGTAACACTTGAAAATGTTAAATTATCAAAATCCACAATCGCTGTATTACTTCCAGGAATAGATCCGCTTAAAGATCCTAATGTTAAAGCATTTCCGCCAGCACTATAACCTGTGCCAACCGAACTGACTTCATTAGTTACGCTATAAGTAGTTGAACTAGTTGTATAAGGCGGTCCTAATGTTGTTACGTATAAAGCCAACTTATAAGTTTGCGCGCTAACCCCATATTCAAAATTATGGGATGCAGCTAACAGTTCGGCTTTAAAACTATCGGGTACTATATTTGCCATATAACTTCCTTTTTAATTTGTAATTAATAGGTTGTCAATATTAGAGTGAGCTCCCTAAGGAGCTCACAAATATATTGATTATGCCCAAACTCCTTGGATGTCGGTAATAGCCCACCAAGTACCAGTTTTGTCCCCAGCAATTTTAACATAGTCGCCTACTTTAGATGTTGCTAAAGTATTAGTTAAAGTTATCTGGTTCGTAACTCCTTTGTAGATGATGTATTCTCCGCCTGCACCAGTGATATTAATTTGATTAGTACCATCGGCGCCAGTATTTACAAATGTAAATACAGAACCATCGTTAGCCGCTACTGCTGGTAGTGTAAAAGTTACTGATGCTCCAGCTGTAGTTGAGTTTTTTGGGACAGTAAACGTAGAACCGCTATCTCCGATAACGACTGCATACGCTCCTGTTTTTTCATTTAGATTGTATCCAGTTAAACCTGCTTCGTTAAATTTACCTTGCAGGACTGGTCCTCTAAAACGTGTTGTTGCCATGATTATAATTCTCCTAGTTTGTGAATCTAGTCTCTAGGCCGTCGACTATACGCGTCTAGATTCTGTTAATAATTGTATAGTGATTAATCTATAGCGCAAATTTGCATTCAGCGCAAGGTATCCCTACAGAAATGTATGATTTTTTAATAGCGCTTAAGTGGCTATTGAAACTTCGCCCTTGAGCTCGTTTATTTTGGTTTGAAGAGTATCTGCTTCAAACTCTTTGGCAATGATCTGCTTTATAACATCCTGGATTTGCTTATTGATCTCAATCATCCGAATATTATGCTTCCCGTCCTTCAGGTGCTCGTGTTGCCATTCTAACTCCAAGGACTGTTTCGTAATGTATAGGTCTTCCGTCATCGTTAACCTCCTCATAGGTTATCCATTTACCACGGGTAAATCCATCTTTCTCCAGTTTTACCTCATTTTGTCCTAGCTTGTCAAGGATTGATTTTTCAACACTTTCCTTAGTGTCTTCAGCCATTACATTAAAATCAGCATAATAGCCGTCGTGGCGAATTTTTACTCGGAAGTTTTTCATAGGTCTAATTTCTTACTTTATAAACGAAATGAGGCCGTTTTGAGGCGGCCTCATTTCTAATGTTATTACGTTCCTGGTGAACTAAAGATACCTCTAGGGTCAGAACAGCCGAAGCTGTATCTTTCTCTAGCTTTGTATCTAACGTTGCCAGTATCGAAGTCGCCTTCCATTGCAGTTGTCAATGGTGCACGGTTGAACATTTTCATACCGTTAGGTACGTCTGTGATGATGTAAAATGCATTAGTATCAGTTAAAAAGTTATTAACTCTATAACCTTGAGGGATTGATCCCATACTTACCATTGCATTAACGTCATTATCAGCTGTTCCCACTCTACCTTGAGATTTAAATAATCTCTCAGCAGTAAATTGCAGATCTGACGGAATAACTAATTTCGTCGGTCTAGCCGCAATTTTAAGACCACGTTCGTCCGTCATTGCAGCGATGTCTATTACAGACTGCTCCAATGAAGTTTCGTTAAGATCTGCTGCAGTAGTTAGGGTATTTTTAAAAGTACCCGCTATTGTAGGGTGCGATGCACTAAACAGAACGACACCGTCGCCTGTTTTAAAAGTGCCATATCCATTAATTAATGGATTGACCGCTTTTATTTCTTTTGCATTCGACATAGATCTCGCCAAAGCTTTTGTATAACGAGAAGCGATTCTATCGTAGAGATTATCTTCGATAGCTTCTTCTGTTATCGCAAATGCGAGAGCGATAGTCTCATTAGTGTAACGTGCAGTAAAAGTTTCTTGCGCGTCATCGTAAGCGATGCCTTGCCCTTCTGCTTTTACGTCTGCGTTAGCGAATCCTGATAACATAACTTCCTCTTCGAAAGCTCTGTCAGAAGATTCTTGGGTATAAATTTCAGCGTGCTGATTTTCATACCTTTTGTACTCCAGCCCAAATAGTGCATTTAGGCCAGGCTCTAGTTCTTTAACTAGCTGTGCTCGTGATATTGCCATGTTCTATATACCTCTATTTTTATTGCCAAGTAAGCGCTGAGTCATATTGATTTAAGTTATGACAAACAACATAAGAACCGTTAACCGATGCTATGTCGTTATTAGATGGATCTTCTGCTGTTCTTAATACTCTCCATTGATCGGTAGTATTATTCATAGCTCCCGTCAAAAGAAAAGAATCAGATTGTCCATTAATTGTCGAACCACCTGTTAGTGCCGCTGCAAGAACTACCGTCAAACCACATGTTTTACCAATGTTTGTTTGAGGAACAGCTGCTGCACCTACACCAACGAATAGTTGGTCCCTATTGTCTATAACAAATGCCTGAGCGTTCTCGGAATTTGCCGGAGCGGTAAGCCCAACCCAATGGTTCGCCCAAGTTGGCTTTAAAGTCGTAGCCGCGTTGTAGAAACATCCGTTGAAAATACCAATACTTTTCTCGGTGACAACTGCTTGCCCTTGGTTGATATAACCAGCCTTCATCAAAACTGATGCGCCCTGAAATATCGACGTAGCATAAGCTGTCTCGATATAGTATTTACCTTGGCCTTGGGTTGCAGGCGTAGAACCAATAGTTCCCGCAGCAATTAATCCAAAACCGGCTGTGTTTAAGTTAGCCATAGTATT